GTGTACTAAGCGCGTTGTTCACGTTCGACGGTGACCCAGGCGCAGTCACAGTGTCAGCAATCGTTGTTGTGATTCGATCGATGCGGATATCAGCAATAGGCTGTGTGGAGAGTAGACGCCAGCCATTCTTGTAATACTTCTTTGTGTTCGGCGAGCTACGCCCTTCCTCAATGCACTTGAGGAAGTACACAGAAAACTCTACAAGTGTGGGTGGACGATTCTTCTTATTGAATTGGACGTTTTTACCTTGAATCACAGCCTGCATCAACGCATCAGCAGCGGTACTCGCCTTTGCCTTGCTTGTCTGTTTGGTTGACTTCCGATACCGCTTGCCATCAACAACAAAGCTACACCATCGAAACTTACTATCTGGTTTTTCGTATGTATCCAAGCAAGTTGCCTCTTTTTCTACGCGTTGTGCGTGAGGATTGGTTGTACTGTGCAATTGGTAATGAATGCTTCCAAGTCAGCAGGCGCATACATAACCTGTTTTGGGAGTTTGACAAAGGCAGGACCAGTGCCGTTGTACCGCCAGTTGTCCAGGACGCTAACGTCTTGCCCCAGTCTTTCAGCGGCTTCCGCTTTGGTAAGTAACAATTTCATCAAACTTGGCCCTCATATCAATCGGTTTTGTGCGACAACCGATTAGTAACACAACGTGCGGCAATTTGTACAAACTATTTTATGTTTTTATAAAAATAGTTACTGAACTTACGTAAATCAATCTCAGCAACCGATGTACTCAATGTACGCACAATGACAGCAGAACACAAGCGTTATTTACATAGAAATGCAAAGCCCCGCCCATTTACTGGACGAGGCCGTATCGCTGCTGTAGATCGTAAAGGTAATCGAGTCGCTTTTGCTTGTCCTTTTGAAACATGTCAGGAACACAACAAGAGAAGTCAGGACAGCACTCGTTGTCTTCGTGGTTGTGGAAACTGTGTCCCTCTGCCCAGGCAATTGTTTGCTCTAAGCAGCGCTTACGATAGTCGTTTAGTGGTGCGCTCATTCTGTGGGCTCAAGATCAGGCGCAGGTGTGTCACCTGTAGCTGTATTCGAGTGGACTAGCGCGCTCTCAGCCTGCCCACACATGACCTGTCCGCCAAACCACACGTGATACCGCGTACAGACGCCGGGGAACAGCTCGTTAGGCTCGAATGGGTGTTGCAGCTCCGGTACAGTCATGGTGATCCGTCCTATTCGATAATGTGTTTCGTGGCCTCGCGCCATTCGTGATGTGTAGGCTGCGCGAAATCAGCAACCCATGCATTAGCTTTGTCTTCGCTGTCAAACACGCGCGTCTCGCCAAGCTCACCCTCAAACGAAACATAGTGATTGCACACCCACACGACTGGCCTGTTATCGTGCGTATCATCGACCGGTGATGTCCCATACGGCTGCTCGCACCAAAAGCAAAGCGGAAAGCTGTTTCGTCGCTGCGTCTCACGTTTGCAAAAGTTGCAATATTCGAGCGGGTACTCTGACATGTCTGTCACCTAGATGCGTGTGAAGCTGCGGTGCCAGTCAGCAAGCGGACGTGACCAGAACTTGCCATTGCGCGCGCCCTCATAAACAACTGTGGGCACGTATGCCGGATTCGCCGAAGCTGTGTTTGTAAGTAAACGTACCGTGTATGCCTCGCCGTTGCGATGCTGCCATACAGAACTAATTGTGACTTCCTCACTCACTGTTTTCTCCTCCGCTACTTTGCGCGTGCCCCATGAATATTTGAGCATCAGGTTGCGAGCGTCTTTCAGCAGCATTCCTAGAATTTGCTCATTGGTATATTGCCCTTGTAAGCGCTGATCTAACTTCTCTTCACATAGGACAACGAACGCACGCAGTCTGCGCATCTCCATTTCCTGTGATGATTCAACGCGTGTAATACAAACATGCGGCGTACCGAACTGTGGACAACCTTCGTCCTCGCACAATGCAGGCTCAATCGTTGTAATATATGCCTTGCTACGCTTCGGACCATCTTTGTCCTCATGTGGCGTGTCACGATCATGCGGCGGTAACGTGCAAATCCGCTCGCAATACTTCTCCCCAGGCTGGCGAAAGTTCGTTCCACACTGCGCAGGCTTGCCCGCAAGCGTCTTTACAAGGCTTGTCGCATACCAAACAACCGATAACCCATTTAGTACCGTGTCGCCAGCAAGAATTCGTCTCGCGGGCGGCTGAGTGCCCACAGGATAGTGAAGTAGGGACTCTCCCGGTTCAATTTTATCCACCTCATACAAGTCTAGAACCGAACGGCCATGCAGCAGTGGGTCCGCGTCGATGATGCCCTGGAATACACGGCGTCGATAGTCTTTGTCGCTGATATCGCGCGGCTTACCCATCAACTGAGTTTGTACCGCCTCAATCGAAAAGTACATCACGCCACCTTCAGATAGTGTCACTTTGTAGAGACTCATGTCAGCAACATACGCCAGCAATCACAGCATGTCAAATAAATTACACAGTGAATGTGCAGAAAATATTTGTATGCAGATTTTTAGCATTGTGTGTATGAATCTCAGCAGAAGAGTTTCAAAAATTACCGGGGGATTCTGGGACGCTAACGTGCGGCAATCGAAGCACCAAAAAGGGGTATGGCCCTCTTTATTACCAACTTTATTTGTGTATACATCACAGCGTATCGAATGCAGATCACTCGTGTCACGTTTTAGTCACGTTATCAAGCAACCATATGCTAAGTGATTGCATCTATTGCATGTATAACCATACACTAACTAATATGGTATTAGCTCACCTTGTGTGAGTGACTAAAACTAACAGAGTAAACAAAACTAACAGAGCACTAATTGCAGATTTCTCCAGGTTGTTATACTCAGGGTACATTCTATAATAGGTAAGTTATAGATAATAAAGAATATAATATATATAATATATATAATATAGTATAAAATCACTAGAATACTGCTGTGTTAGTTTATTTTGCTGTGTTAGTTTCTTGATTCAGACATATAGCTGCTGTGATTGATATGCATATTTTACCAGTGCAGATTTGCAGATTTACAGATTGCAGATTTTGTATATCACTACCACCTATACCTTATACATATGCGTGGACTTACTTCTCATTCTAATAGAGTTACACATTCTTGCTCGTTATACTGGGAACTATGGTAAAACATGCACTATGAATGACGATACGTTTTATTCATTATCTGCAATGCAGGTGGATACGGTTTGTGTGTTCGGCCAATATCAGGTAGAACGTAAGATCAGCAGACGAGGCAACAATGTGTTTCATGTTCTGCGCGATTGGAAAACTGTAATGACCACATACTCACTACAGACAGCAGCTAAGTATGTGGATGCGCGCATTGTGAAACTTGAACCACTCAAACCCACTGTGGGCAAACCATACAAGACGCGTATCCAGGTGCAGATTGAAAGCATGCAGTTTGGCGATACAGTCAACTTTCGCGAATACAGTATCAACCGAGCAGTGAGCAAGCGTAACTTGCCTATATTCCACATCTACAAGGATGGCGAGCATATATGGTCAGTGCGGACGGTCGCACGTGCTGTGAAATATGCTGATGACATGGGCGACTATAAACCCATTAGACAGCGCAAATACACATACGACTGAGATACAAACGATTTATCTGTTGACATTAGCGCAGCCATTCGATACAGTATGAGAAGTGAGGTTGCAGACATGAAAAAACTTATACAAGACATGACTGACGCAGAGATTACGGCAGAGATAAACAAACTAACTCGCAAGGCAATGAGTGCGCACCAGGTTTTCCGTTATCGTTCGCTAACTGAGGCAATCTCGCTTAGGCAGCGCGCAGCGCTCGCATCAGCAAAATAAATCGCTAACAACAGATCGCACAAGTACAGGGGAAACGCACATGTCTTTTATCGTATTCGTCAGCCAAGATGAAATTAGCGAGTTTAGAAACAACTGGCCCGCGAGCAACCTGCCCACAGATGGCGGTATCCGTTTCGAGTTTGACAAGAAAGACGGCGATTTGGTTGATATCACGCTGACAAACGGCGATGATTCGGACCAGCATGACGGCGTTGCGCTGCATGCTCTTTCACGCGATGCACAGGAGTTGACTGTAGGCAAGGAAGTTTTTCCGCGTGGTGAGATTATGCGCGATGCAATCGCAAAGTCTGAATTCCTGGGCGCGTACATCGAAGCAATGTTTTTCACTGACGGTGCTGAGGACGGGCACGAGCTGTACGGTAAGACAATTCCAGACATGAGTTTTGATTTTGTCACGCGCACCATCAAAGATTGCGCCATTTTCGAGACTGCGCACGAGCGCGATATCGACGGAAACGCGAAACAGGCTGGCCATGACTTTTGGCTGACGCGTAACGGGCACGGCGCTGGGTTCTGGGATGGCGACTGGTCAGAAGACGCGGGCAAGTATATGACGGATACATCTAAGGCGTTTGGCGAGGTCGATGTGTATGTTGGCGATGATGGTCTGATTTATTGCTGACAGTATGTTGTGATTGATGCAATTATTATGTTGACATTGTGCTGAGATACAATTACTGTATGGAAAGTGAGGTTGTGAGCCATGACATATAAGCTGACGTTCAAGGGATACGCGGGAGTAGCGGACAAAGTTGTCGAGGTTGAGGCTGCCGATTACTGGACGGCTGAGCGTATCGCGCGCATGCAGAACCCAGGTTGGCACGATGTCGTCAAGTTTGAAAAGTTTGCCTCAGTCAACTAATCACAACAGTTCGATACACACAGGAGATACAGATATGCAGATGTTCAAGAAACAGCCCAACACAGCAGCTAAGGCACGCGCGGAGCGTGACGCGAAACTCAACGCAATTACAACTGTTTTGAACCCGTCCAATGTTGGCGCGCAGTCTCACACGTGGAAAGTCAAACGTGGTAATGCTGTCATCGGCACAATCGAGCGATTTATTCCGCACATAGGCGAAACACATCCTTACAAAGCGTTTGTGCTTGTTCACGGCGCGTCTGCATACATGGTCGATGTGTTCTACGGTCCAGACGGTTTCAAAAAAGCAACTGATGCGATTGCAAACGCACGATAGTACAAGACAGTATTACGCACAGGCTATCTCTATTGAGGTGGCCTTTTTACTTGTCCGTAAACTATTTGCTGAGATTGATACGATTTATATTGCATTGCATGTTGTGTTAGTTTATTGTTGTGCAAGTGAGGTTACACACTATGACACAGCGAGATTTTGAGCAACTATTGGCGATGGATCGTGCAATAGTTGATGCTATCCACTACCGCAGACCAATTAGCTTATTCACTGCTAACGCGCGTGCAACATACAACGAGCGAGCGAAATACTAATGCTGGCATTCATGGCAATCAACGGGCCAGATGCGCCCATGGGAGATACACCTATGTTTGAAGTTGTTGATTTGACATACAACTACTCGCAAGGTGGATTTGACACACTGGACGAGGCACGCGGCGCAGTTGCTTTTGACAAGCTGACAACCTGGGCGATATACAACCGTTTTGGTGATGTTGTCGAATCGAGCGAATAGGCATGATGCGCAATAAAATGTTTAGCTCTGAATGTGTCGTAAGTGCGTTGCTGAGCACGTTCCTTGCGGGCGCAACTGCTTACATTGCGGTATGCGTGTATTTAGGAAAATAAGGCTGCTGTGTTATTTTCATTATTCGGTTGACATTGTGCATTTGATTATATACAGTTGTAATTGTTGCAGAGGAGATTGCACACATGTACCTTTTATACTTTCCCGTAAATGCCGCTTACGCCTTTGTCTTCGGTTCCACGATTGAAGACGCTAACCTGTGCAACTTGCATGGTTTCCCTATGTTCTACGAAACCAAAGGCGAAGCTATCGAAGCTGCGCGGCATCGTGGCCTAGTTGTTGACTTGAAAACTAACTGTGTCACAATCGAAGCCACAGCAAGCACATACACAATCAAGCGTGATGGCGTCGCTGTTGTTTCTGGCCTCTCTAACGATATCGCTGTATTGGATTGGTTCCACAAACACACCAACCAATCACAGGATTGGATGTGTAAGCACGAAGGGTACAGCGTCGATGCTGTACCCACAGAACAGGCTGTGCGCTAATGGCCATCTACAAAAACATCAATTTCAAGAAACGTGACTATGAAGCGACCAACATTGTCGCGTGTGTCACTGCCGGACCTGCACCTGAGCACTTTGTGCTCGCTGACAACGTTACGTTACAGGGTCTTACGCAGCTTTGGCGCGAAGGTGATGTTACATATTACGGCTATCTGTAGGATTGATACATTTCTCCGAGGTTTGAGTTATGAAAGGCAGTCGCACACATCGCGCAGGGATATTAGGTAGAAGAGGCTTCCGCGTCATCGCGTTTGGATGCAGCGATTGATGCGGGAAAATGGTTTCGTTAGCATCCCAGGCCAGCTTGTAACGCGGTACACTATCTTCAAGATTGAGGCAATGCACATGCATGACGCTGCACTAATCGGTCGTTCTCATCGGTATTTTGCTCAATCGGTCGGACTCGTCCACACTGCGCACTGAGAGCACCGCAGCACGCGCCCAGGATCGCGCTGAAGCCGCCGCAAGGCACGGCGAGCTGCTATCGCGCCTTGCCGTGATCGAAGGCGACATGCGCCAGTTCTACCACCTGACAGGCAAGCTTGAGGCACGTGTTGATGCCGTCGAAAAGCGGGTGAGCTAATGCGCGTTTACAGGCGTGTACCTGGAGGTACATATTGGATGGAATTCTCCGATCGCGATAAGCGCGTTCGAATAAATACGGGGTATACCACACTCGAAGGTGCGAAAGAGTTCGCGCGTGATTCCGCTACGCGGTCGCGCAAGCTAGCACGTCACGCTGATCCCGAATCGGCCAAGCCCTACACACAGGAGTCAGAAAGATGATTCCAAGCATGGTACTATCCCCTGCATGGGCACCTGGGATAAAGCCGCGCTGCGGTTCATCGCGCTTTTGCTGATGATCGTAGCTGTGGGCATCGGTCTAAAGTTCGCTAGCGAAGTGCAGCAAGTTATGCACGACAGCACAGCAGAACAACATGAGAAGGATAACAAAGCCATCACAGGCGAACCATAACGCATGTGTTGTTTGAGTAGTAACGTACGTAGAAAGATGGCTCTGTATGTTGAGCTTTATTCGCAACCTTGTACGCGCATGGCACGACACTGCGCGTTGCCCTGAATGTAATGGTCGGAGTGGTGCCAACAATGCCTGCGCAACATGTCAGTCTATAGACGACGAACGGCGCAAAGGATCATGGTAAAAAGCATGCTTACAAAGCCCCTGATATTCACAGGGGCTTTAGTGTAAGAAAAAGCATGCTTACGTTGTGCTGATGTCCGGTAGTTCGTCGCGGTCTAGTACCTGCATGTTGATGGGCTGGAATGCATGCCCGAACGTGAGCGTTTGAATTACAAGGTCTGCACCGTTTGCGATAGCTTCGCGCTCTTCATCTGAGAATTCCCATCGCGTGATTACGTGCCGCTCTTGAGTCTTGAGCACCAGCGCGGGCAATGGATTATATTCGGGCTGACTAGCACCGAGCATTACGGTTACGTTCTCACATCCTGCAATGGGTGGATTGATGGCTTTCATTTGCACAGCTCCCATACAAGGCCAACAATCGTACCGAGTGCAACACAGAACAGGTAAGTGAGACAACGACCAACATTGATACAGGTTATGCGTTCGCTGGTCATCTTGCGCCGCCTAAAAAGCGCTCTAGCTCAGATATAACGTTTCGAGCCTGCTCGCGTGTCAACGATACGAAACCAGCATCGCCACAATCGAAGTATAGCCGGACATGATCGTAATAACGCATCGACCGAATCAAATCCGGGTTCTCGGTTAGCTGTAGGTTGGTTGTCATTGGTGCTTCATCAATAGGCGTGAGTGTTAGTTGTGGCTGTTCCATGTTCGTCCCCTTATAAAAGCATGCTTATGCCGCTATTCGCGGTAATGCGCCCCACTGCAACGCCATTGCTTGCGCTGGCCCTGGGTATGTCTCTGCGCGAAGTGCGCTGCGATTCTCTGATGGACCTAAGCGGTTTTGCCCGCTGTCCGTCTGGTTGCTCCATCGCTCGACTAACTTACCGTTCACAGGATTAGTGACCCAGCGACCATCACATCTAGCGAGTGGGTCAATCTTCAGTAACGGTAAGTTGTAGGTCCACAAACATGTTTGCTTACTTGCGTCATCGCCAAACTCGTACGGTTGAATCTTTTGATTCCACCTGCGGTAACGCTTCGTCATAATGCTTATAGGGTTTTCAATGCAGAGACGCGGAAAAGCATGCTTCAGCTCTGCGCATCGCATGAAGAACGCAACAGCTTCCTCAACATCTTGCGCTCGGTTTTCATACCCAGGCTTACCAATCCAGTGTTGGCCTGATGCTGATAGATAGCGGCATTCAGGGTGCAATATGCCTAAATCCCAGCCGCCATCAGGCGGCTGTAATGAAAGCGCGTAAAAGATGTCAGCTTGAAAGTGGTAAGGTGAGTTATTCCACGATGGTTTTAGATCGCACGAGTACGCGTTGTGTCCAAGCGCCCGGAATGCGTCACGTATAACTCCGCTTTCTTCACATCCGATGAATACATTCATTTCGTGAATGCATCCATTTCAGTGACGATGTACGCTTGCATCCTTTTGCCGAACTGCTCGAAAAGCAAATGCTCTTTCACTTCGCGAATCACACCGTCATGCTGTAGCGAGTTGAGCGCACGGCGTATCGCAAAGGAACTGCCCATCTTGTCTAGTCGAAACGCCGCACGAGCGCTGCACTGCCTGCTTATGTATGAATGCGGTATCACGTGTGACTTGTGCATAGCCTCGTCAACGAGCGCTTTCGCCATCGTTGGGCCATACGGCTTGAACAGGTATTCTTTTATGCAGTTCGCAACCTCACCAACCTGATTAGCTTCGCCTGTCTCGCGTCCAACCTTGCCCGATTGAAACTTGTGAATGATGTTGGTGATGTCACGTTCAACAAGGTTGCGGCCCCATTCGATGTACTCAACTGTGATGACGGGGTATATCGGATTGACGCCCACAGCTATTAGGCCCGCGAGCTTCATAACTTTGATGTGGGCACGGTTGTAAAACTGACGGGTGACTTCGTTGTCTGAATCGTCATTGATGAGCTTTGTATAGTGGCTAGCAAGCGAATAATAGACATCATGTGCCTCTGGTGTGTACATGCAGTCAATGACGCGTTTGTTCGCAGCCATGCCCAGGCAGTTGTTTGCTAGGTCGGCCATACGTTGCACTAGGTCTGCATCGGGCTTTACCTCTGTGTGCTTGCGGTTCAACTCGCCACGCTTGCCTGTGTATTCAATGCAGGCGAAACGCGGCAACAGCCCATCGCTTACCATCGAATCATCTAGGTATCGATAGAAAGTTTCAGGCGTTGACTCGCCCAGCATCGTAAAGTTGGGTGAAAACAGTACCTCAGTATTCTTGGCTTTGTCGCTGTAGATGTGCGGCTGTATCTGGCCCGACTTGCCCGACTTGTGGAATAGGTCGAGCAACAAGCGTTTGATACCAACCATGTGCGATTGCGCGTTCGGATCGCAGAGTTGATGCAGGCGCAAACCAAACTCACCCAGGATGCTGAGACAGCACGGCGATGTATCAGTGAGGTACTTAGTGAGCGCTGGCCCTGATGCAATCTCTGCGGGACCGCGAAACGATGATGCAGCAGGCACAAGCTTCTCAACCGCACCCATCAGCTTACTAATGCCACGCGCCGCAGCCTCTTTACCTGTACCTGTGGGTGCGAGTACCAGTAGATAAAGGTTGAGTCCTTCATCGCTAACGTTGTAGTATCTACCCACAATGCCAGCGAGCAAACCCAACGCACCCGCAAGCGCTACCTCTTTTACTTGTAGCGGCGCTGCTGCATAGATGAACCGCACTATATCACCTAGCAGCCCCGGCGGCATATCCCACTCAAGTGCAGGCACAGCGGGTTGTGTTACATGTACTCGCTTGCTAAACTGTAACTCCGCTTTAGCTACTAGCTGAGTAATGTCGATGTCAGGTTCCTGATTATCAAAGCTGCGGCGGATCATGTCCGGGACGTACTTACGTGACTTCCTTTTCTGCCCTGAAACAATCCGGTAGCCTAAGCCTGACGATAGAAACATACGCTCTATCTGTGCCCAGTTCCTTGAATACAGACCTAGCATGTTCACTAATGCGAAGTCGGCCTGCGACTGTGTTGGATAACCAGCGTCTTGAAAGTTGCCCTGCCAGAGCTTGTAAAACTTGTCACCGTTCTTTGCATTTATCGCGATGTTGTAAATCTCAAGGTCCGTGTGCTTCTGCGCTTCCTCACGTACAACAAAATCAGTCTTTGACTCTGGCGGTCCTAAGTCAGCCCATAACTCTTGCAATAGGTCGTTACGATCCTTGATATCGGCGTTGTGGTACACGTTGCCGGTCATCGTCATGTATCGCTCAGTGCTATACACTTCGATCTTGCCGCGTCGTCTGCCCGTCTGAACACGCCCGCGCACAACTACATGCATACCCTTACCGGATGGTGACCATTCGGTATAGGTGTCCATCATGCCTATAACTTTGCCGTGACGTGTGCGTGTTTCAAGCGCTTCCTCTTCGGTCGCGTCGTCTTTGTACGGATCGTCTAAGTCGATGATGGTGTACGGATCACTAGACGCTAGTACGAAGCCAATACCGCTGTAATGGCCTGTTGCCATCGCAGCAACGACCGTTTGAAAGCTGTTCCAAGTTTTGGTATTTGTGGAGCTGGCATGCTTGCCGGAAGTAGGGTTATAAGGTGTTTTTGTGGGTTTCCCTGCGCCGTCTAGTTCATAGCGCCAGTTGACCCATTGAACATACTGGGTCATTTCATGGGGTATCAAGGCATACACCTAACTTTTCGGCAAGCGCTCTAAGTCCTTCTCTGTAGATCGCAGATGTAGACGGCGAATGATGTTCGCTATCTAAGTAATACTTGCGCAATCTCAGCAGTAGAACCTTGTCGTTTCCGAGCATTGATATGCCGTTGCGTGTTGGTTCGGCTTTATCTTCAGGCACGAACCCAAAACTAACACAACTGACGAAAAGAATAAATGGCGAGATTCGCCATTGACTTTTTCTACCTAAGCCCCTATGTTGAATGAGTGCTGACAACGCAGCATTTGCAAAAACTAACCTGGGCAAAGGCTAAGTTGATGCATTATGAGCCTGCGTTGCACCACGCCCTTTGACCGTGGCCAGTAACAGCCCTGTATTGCTCAGGAACGGCTTATCTATGTTTGCGATGAGCGCATCATAGGCAGAATCTAACCGCCTGTTACTAGCCGCTCAAACATCGTAAGTGCTGGAAATAAAGCGGATAACATGGTTGTTCAGCAACAACGCTATTGATGTGCCTCTGTTGCATGTGGATAACGTGGAACCTGCCCAGCACTTACGAAATCAATTCTTGTACGGAGAAACGGCATTGTCTGGAATCGTACTGCTACCACAACAAGTTGAGATATTGCAGCAATGGCACAATGCCGAAGCTGCGCGCAAGTGGTGGGAATCAGAAGAGCTTAGGTTGCGGGTAATGATTGTTGGCGGGCTGGGAAGTGCTGACAAGCACGAGGGCGACGAAACTAAACTGCTGAGCACAGGCGAGCAAGTCAAGATAGGCAAGCGCCGTAACTACAACTTAGACCCAAAGAAGGCCGAAGCTGCGCAGTTGGAACTACCTGAAGAGCTTGCACGCGAAATGATCGGGTGGAAACCGCGTCTATCTGTTGGCACGTATCGCAAGGCCGCTCCCGAGTGGCAAGCAATCGTTGAACCCGCGCTAACTATCACGCCTGGGACTCCCACACTTGAAATCGTTTTCCCATCGAAAGACAGGCTCATTTGAAACGCTTACGACTGTTGATCTACGACTACAACGTAAACGACGAACAGATTCGCCCGCTGCTCGAAGCGCAAGACGCCATCAAAGGCACGATGCGTAAAGGTGGTACGACAATTACTAGCATTGAAATTAACCCCTGCAAGATAACGATACTCGAATTGTTCAGATTGTTCCGTCGTGAGGTACGTAATTGAACGCACCATTTCTTATTGAATCAACATACGGTATCTCTGCCAGAACTGGCGTCAAGATGCTTTGTTACTCACGTTCGGGCATTGGTAAAACGTGTTTGCTTGCGACAGCACCCGCGCCGTTCGCAATCAGCGCAGAGAACGGCCTACTTTCGCTGAATCGCCTGCAAGTGCCGTACACGCGCATTACAACACTGCAACAACTGGATACCGTTTACACATGGTTGCTGAACAGGCAAGATGGCGAGCGAATAAAAACCGTGGGCTTAGATTCCATCAGTGAGATTGCAGATGCTTGCCTGACTAGCGCACTCAAGAATCACAAAGACCCGCGCAAGGCATATGGGCAGCTCACAGAAGAAATAATGTTGCGCTTTCGCGCCTTCAGGGATTTGCAGTATCGTCATGTGTACTTTATTGCTCAGCAAGAGCGCACCGTTGATGAGACAACGGGTGCATCATTTTACGGACCATCATACCCAGGGCAGAAACTCGGCCAGAAGACGCCTTACTTGTTTGACGAGACATTCAATCTCTTCGTTGACAAGGCAGGTCAGCGTTGGCTTAGGACGCGTGCAGATCATCAGTACGACGCGAAGGATCGCAGCGGACGACTAGACGAGTTTGAACCAGCAAATCTTACACACATTATCAACAAGATTGCTGCATAGGGCAGCATGCAGCTTTACATCAACATGCGTTACAACTCGGCACTAAAGGGGCTTTTACTTTGCAAATCAATTTCAATCCAGCACTCTATGAGTATTACACTGGCGCACAACTTCTAGACGCGGGTGATTACCCGGTTGTAGTCACGGAAGATGCTGCGGAACGTACCAACGATCAGACGGGCGGCTTGCTCAAAGTCATTTTTACCGTCATGCCAAATCACCCGAATACGGGACGAAAGCTGTTCAACAGATTCAACCTCTGGAATCAGAGCGTTGCATCTTGCGAGGTTGCCCACAAGCAATACAAGACGATGCTTGCCGCAATGGGCCTGACCGAGCAAGTTGGTGATACTCAGATGACGTACAACCGTCCGCTGATCGTGACCGTCAGTAACGATGGCAAGTACAACAACGTTACGGCGTTCAAGACAATCAACGGCATCGTCCCAGGGAAAGAGGGCACAGCCGGTGCGCTCACGCCGCAGCAGCCTGCGCCTCAGCAGGGCTTTGGTGGACAGCCACAGGGCGGATTCAACCCAGGGCAGATGCAGCAACCGCCACCGCAGCAGCCGGTACAGGGCGCGCCCTTGCAGTTCCCTGCCCCTGGACAGCCTCAGCCGCCGCAGCAACAGCAGTACCAGCCCCAGCAGGGCGGATACGCACCGCAGCAGCCCCAGGGCGGATTTGCACCGCCACAGGGCGGCTTCCCTGCGCCCGCACAGGCTGCACCCGGAGCAACAGCGCCGTGGAACGGACCAACCGGCGCACCGCCGCAGCAACCGCCACCGCAGCAACAGCCTGCACCTGGGCAGTACTCACAACCGCAGTTCACGCCGCCGCAGAACCCAGGGGCCGGATTCCAGCAGCAACAGCCCAGCACGCCGCCAACCGGCTGGCAGTAGCCACACCGCAACAAGAGAGTGCCCCTGTGTGTTATCTGCGCAGGGGCATTTCTATGAAAGACACCATGCCAGAAATAGTCAAATGTATTGAATGCTTCGCAGTGATTCGCAAAACCACTGAGCACGTCAAATACATCCGTTACGTCAGCTCTACAGAATGCCCAGTCTGCACGCCTAAGAAGGTATCTTGCTAAACCTGGATTCACTGCTTGACCGGCAACAGCTCACCTCAATGATTAGGGCTGACATCGACGCGTTCTCTATGACGTTCGATGACGGACACCGCAGACACTTAGGCGCGTCAGAGATTGGCAACAGTTGCTCACGCTACCTTTGGTACAAATTTCGTTGGATGTTTCATTTCGTTGCTGAGCCGCGCATGTACCGTCTTTGGCAGCGCGGGCACCGTGAGGAAGTGTGGTTTATTCAAATGCTACTGTGGGCAGGTTGGACGGTCATGGATCGCGACCAGGACACAGGCAAACAGATAACAGTCAACGCCGTTGAGGGTCACTTTGGCGGATCGATGGATGCGATAGGTTTACCGCCCGCGCGCTACAACTATCCACATTGGATGTTGCTTGAATTCAAAACAAACAAGTCAGGTGACAAGTGGAACACGTTAGAAAAGCAGGGATTCCAGCGCGCTAAGCCGCTGCATTGGTCACAGTCCGCAACGTATGGATTGCTAAAGGGCCTTTATCACGTCGCGTATTTTCAAGTCAACAAAGATGACGACCGCCTGCACATAGAAGTGCAGCCTATCGACCTAGAACTAGGTAAGAAAGAGCTGCAAAAGGCTCAGTTTGTCATCTTGTCACAGACAGCGCCACAGAAACTACACCAGAACCCAGCCATGTTTGAATGCAAATACTGTGACGCTTTGCAGGTTTGTCACAAGGGTGCTGCTGTGTTAGTAAATTGCCGCTCTTGTGTTTACGCGCAACCTGCACACAACAAGCAGTGGTACTGCAACGGATTCAAGCAGTATTTGAGTGACGAAACAATAAAAACAGGGTGCATTCATCACCATCCGCTGGTACAATAATTGCTATGCACACACCACGCTGGTATCAACACGGTGCCGTACAGTCAGTATACGATTACTTTGCACTCGGTAATACTGGGAATCCTGTTATTGCGCTGCCCACAGGTACGGGCAAAGAATTAGTGCAAACTATGCTTGTGAAAAGCGCGCTTGAGCGCTGGCCCAGGCAACGGTTTATGTGCTTGACGCACGTGAAAGAACTTATCAAACAAAATGAAGCGGGTATGCGTGATAACTGGGCGGACGCACCTACAGGAATTTATTCGGCTGGGTTGAAACGCAGGGATGTGCATGCACCAATTATTTACGGCGGTGTTGGCTCGGTTGTAAAGAACGTTGAACAGTTTGGTCATCGTGACTTGTTGATGGTTGACGAATGCCACCTGATGAGCGGCAAAGATGCTTCGATGTATGGCCGCGTGATCGAAGGTCTAAAGCGCATCAATCCGTATCTCAAGGTCGTTGGGCTCACGGCTACGTGCTACCGGCAAGGGATGGGACTGCTCACTAACGGCGGAGTGTTCACGGACATTTGCTATGACATGACGGATATGCAGAACTTCAACCTGCTGATATCACAGGGTTACATATGCCCTATCCGCCCGAAGCGGCCTGATACTGAGATTGACGTATCTAATTTCACACTCGGTGCCGATAACGAGTACAACGACGTGGAAGTAGCTAAGGCTATTGACATTGATGCGATTACTAACGCCGCAGTTCATGAAATGGTGCAGCACCTTGCGTCACGCAATCACTGTCTTGTATTCGGCGCAAGCGTAAAACATGTTGAGCACATCGCGGAGCGATTCCGTAAATATGGCGTGCCAACGAGTATCGTACATGGTGAGTTGAAAGATGATGCACGCGATGAGAATATACAAGATTTCAAGAGCGGCAAAAACATTGTGTGTATCAATCACAGGGTTTTGACAACCGGCTTCAACTTCCCAGCTCTTGATATGATTGGTATGCTACTTCCAACCAACTCAACAGGGTTGTGGGTGCAAATGCTGGGTAGGCTTACGCGGCCTGCGCCTGGAAAAGAGTACGGTTTAGTGATGGATTTTGCTGGAAACACTGCACGTTTAGGGCCGATAAATGACCCGAACATACCGCACATGCGCGGTAAGAAAACAGTGATGGGTGTTGCACCCGTAAAAATCTGTCCTGCTTGCGGATTCTACAACCATACGCGCGCTACGATTTGCATAAATTGCCCGCATTTGTTCGACATGCGACCAAAGATTACGGCGGCTGCTGGTATACATGAAGTATTGCGCACAGAAGCCGCGCAGGTAGAAATCATCGACGTTATGCACACGCACTATTCAGAAGCGCCGTCACCGTCAGGAAACAAGCCGTACCTGCGCGTGACGTACTTCTGCGGGCCAATGGGACAGCAACGGTACTACGACTTCGTAAAGTTGGAGCACGGCGGCTTTTCTAGTTCGGAAGCAAAAGAGTGGTGGAAATCCAGATATATGGGAGACAACACCGCTCGAATACCGTCTAGTTTTGCCGGTTACGTTCCTTCGACTGTGAGGGAAGCTTTGCAGTTGACCAACAATTTGAAAACACCTCGCCGCCTGCGCGTTCAAACAAACTTGAAGCACGCAAAGGTATTGGGACACCACTGGAATTAGGAGAAGACTGACATGTTGCACGAAACCGCACGTAAAGAAGCGCAGATCAAAGAAATCAACCGTCAGGGTGCCTTGTTAGATGCTCTTGTGCGCTTCGCGCATGGTGACGAATCAGCGCTGAAAGAGTTACCGCTATCGATTGCAAAGGCAGAGAAAGTACCGGCTATCGAATTGCCGCCTGTTGACGAAAGTACGCTGCCTGAAGTATTGGCGGGCGAGCGGTGCCCACAGTGTAACAGTAGTCGCGAAGGTCATCGTGTTGGTGGCATCGCGTGCATTCCATCGACAGTTGCGGTGAAGGCGACGCATATAACCAATCTCGCGACTGGTGAAAAAGTCACCTGGACATCGTTTGTGCCTTGCGATACACCAGCCGAGTTTGCACCTTCTACGGACGAGGCTGACGATGCCCAGTATGACGATTGAGCCATTCGTAAACTCGCTACTTGTGGCGCTGGATTTCATCAGTTGTGCTCAGCGCCCCAGTGGTCACGACACGCAACGGCACTGCATGTTGTTTATGCATACCGCCGTTGCGTTTGATGGCCTTATTGCTGCTGGCGTGCGGATCGTGGAAGAGCTGCACTGCGCGCCGAACACCGCAAAGCTGATTGCAGCCCTAGAGAACTGTTCGCCTGGATACAGCATTTCACACGTTGCTTTTGACAGATTGCTCGTACAGAGTGGCGACTTTCAGGCATACGTGCCGCTGTGCGATCCATCAACGATGCAATGGGCGAAACCCGACGTAAAGCAGGTTGTAGCTGATGACAAGATAAAAGCCGCGCTGAAAGCGGTTTCAGTCGTAGTCAGTGACAAGGCGCAGCTCTTGCAAGACGGCGCTATTCTGCTACAGGCAAACACATGTGTGGGCACCAATGGCGCAGTTGTGCTCGAAGCGTTCCACGGCTGGGATTTGCCGCCTGGGATTCTGCTGCCGATTGGTTGCGTCAAGGCGTTGCTGAAGACTCAAAAGCCCATCGTCGGTATCGGCTACGGCACAGATACCGTCACATTCTGGTACGAGGATGAAAGCTGGATACGTACGCAGCGCTATATAGGCGAGTATCCCGATGCAGTTTCATTGCTCAACATGTCCGGCGATAAGATACCGTTTCCTATCGGGCTGTTCACTGCTGTAAAGCAGCTTGCACCTTTCAGTGAAGACGGGCAGGTTTATTGCTGGAATGGTAAAGCGTCTTCACATCCTTTTAGCAAACAAGACTCGCTAAACGCGTCACTGACACTGGACGTATCGGGCATCAACGACTCACGCATTTACAGCATCGCTTCTATCAAGCTGATTGAAAAGTTTGTGCAGCGTTATGACGATCAGACGATGAACAAGCGCACATTCTTTAGTGGCGCAGCGCTAGTGAAACTGGGCACACGTAAGAATCAGGCAATCACAGTAATGATACGTGGCGCTATGACACACGGTACAGAAGTTGCCGATGCTATTGACCCTAACGCGCCTGTTGCGCTTGGACACCGTATTGCTACAAGTAATTATGATGGCAACTGTCGTGATTGCGGACTACCTATCAAATATCAGGGCGGCGGTGGGTTGTCCTGTGATTGCATACCGTTCTAGCTAAGTCTAAATAAGCAACTCGCGCACGTACGCGCCGTTTACATCCCATTCTGACGAGGGCGCACATGTACGTATTTCGAGTAGAGCTATTGAACGGCGATAGTTGCAGTGCAACGCTGCATGTTGTAGCAAGTACCAGTAAAGCGGCTGGCGAACTTGCGGTGTGCGAGCATAACAAAAGTAAATATCAACCCACAGACAAGATGACCGAATACTGCATCGCTGCCATTGAGCGCGGCCCGCTGGTGTGGGGTATCGAGCGATGATTAGCATTCGTGATGCAGATGCGCAACGTTTACGTGAGATTCACACATTACTTTCGGCTAATGTGGTGCCAACTACAGGGCAAATAGCGCGCGCTCGTAAACTTGTTGAAACTATTCAGAGCAACATTCACGAGCTTAGCCAAGAGCAAACCTACCCAGCGCCCATCATCGCGGCTAAAGTCTGATGGCTTACGAATCCCTTTTCGATACGATCGCTGCGCCCCTCAGAGCCCGTACGCAGCTACGCGCCCTGCCTGGGCATCGCGAAACCGGCTGGCGTCCGCTACAGCCCCACCAGTGGCCAGATTTGAGCGGTTGTAGCTTCATTGCCCATGACACCGAGAACCACGAAAAGGACTTTGACTATGGGGCCGGTTGGTCACGTGGTCAGGTCGATATCGTTGGGCATTCCATCACGGCGTACTGGGGCAACGAGTCGCGCAGCTTCTACCTGCCCAAAAAGCACACTGTTGATACGCACCTCAACTTACCGCCCGCCGCAGTGGATCAATACATATATGACTCGCTCGCGAACACGCCGCATATACCAAAGGGTTACGCAAACGCGATATACGACATTGGCACCACATGTGAAGACAACATCTTTGTTACGGGTGAAGTTCACGATGTTCAGTTTGCAGAAGCGCTAATCAGTGAGGACGAAAACGTAGACCTGGACACGCTTGCAAAGAAGTACCTGGACGATAAGAAAGAGACTAACGAGCTGTACGAGTGGTGCGCGGCTGCGTTCGGCGGCAATCCAACACGCTCACAGCGGTCAAACATTTACCGCACGTCACCTAAGCTTGTGGGTCCGTATGCCGAACAAGACTCTGCGCTGATACTGCCAATTCTGCTCAAGCAATGGCCCATCATGCAGCAAGAGAACTTGCTAGAACTGTATCGCATGGAATGCGACCTAATACGGTTGCTCATTCCATGCGCAGACAGGGTGTGCGTATCGACCTTGAGCGTACATATCAGCTTGAAAAAATGATTGCCGCAGCGTTGAAAGACAAGATTGCGGAATTCAAACACCTAACAGGTATTGACACATCATCCAGCGTGCCCACAGGTGACATCGCGAAGGCATTCGACGCGATAGGTATTCCGTACCGCATCACACCGCTGACGAAGAAGCCCAGCATCACCGCTGATGACCTGAAGGTTGTACCACACCCTGTTGCAAAGTTAGCGTTGGAGATTAGACAGCATGGCAAAATTGAAAGCACCTTTATTCGCGGCACTCTACTTGAGCGGCACGTCAACGGTATTGTGCATTGCTCTTTTGAACCATTACGTAATGTTGATGGCGGTGCCCGTACTGGTCGTTTCGTGTCTAATAACCCTAATCTGCAAACGATTCCTGTTCGCACGGAACTAGGCAAGGAAATACGCACAGCGTTTGTACCCTTCTATGGGCACATGTGCTTTCGCAAGACTGACTTTTCACAGTACGAGTATCGGATACTTTCACATTACGCTGTTGGTCCTGGGTCCGATGAATTGCGCGAGCGCTACCGCAATGACCCGCGCACGGATTATCACGATGTCACCGGCGAGATGATTCGTATAAATACAGGTAAGCAGCTTGAACGTAAGCCCACTAAGACAATCAACTTCGGTCTGATGAATGCAATGGGTGTTGACCTGCTGGCCGCTGAACTGGGCATCAGCACGAAAGAGGCTTTGCCATTGCTAGAGGCTTACCATAGCGGTAACCCGTATGTGAAAGCAACTATCAAAGCGTGTAGCGATGAAGCGCAAGAAAAAGGTTACATCACAACCATTCTCGGACGACGCAGACGTTTCAACCTGTGGGAACCAGCTAAAAACGAATGGGACGACACAGCTAAGAAGTTCATCAAAGTACCAGCGCTGCGATTCAATCATGCTACTGCGGAATACGGCTCGAATATCAAGCGAGCCAAAACGCATACAGCGCTCAACAGTCGTACCCAGGGCACGAATGCGGACGGTATCAAAAAGGCAATGGTGCAGTGCAATAAAGAAGGGCTGTTTGATATCGTCGGTGTGCCCGCGCTCACTGTGCATGATGAGCTGGACTGGTCACAAATCGATGACAGCCCGATTCAGATGCAGGCGTATGCGCGCATTGAGTGGATCATGGAAAACGCTATCCCGCTGTCAATCCCTGTGCGCGTCGATACGGGCACAGGTCCGAACTGGGGCGCAATCAAGTAGACTACGCCTCAGCGACAACGAGCGTCGGAACCTGAGCCCATAGAAAGCCGCCGTCAGTTGCAACGGCTGTGATGACGCCGCCCGCAAACGTCACAGCTACAGGCACAGCAGCCGGAAACGTATCGGGGCTGTCAAACGCGCTCAGAGCCGTGCCGCTTATATTCGCAACTGGGTTTATCCAGCCGGTTCCGCCGTTGATGACCGTGACGAAATCAAGCGTGAAATATTCGAGTGACAGCGAGCCGCCCGGTAAGCTTTCTGGCGCATGGCGTGACGTATCAAGTCTGAATTCCGCGCCGTGTGATGGCGCTGAGCCTGGGTCTTCCGTGCCTGCTGCGAAACCAGTGTTAGGTATATACGCGCCGTTGTTTGCTGCAATGCTTCCGTTGATGAAATCCTTATCACGACTGTAATAACGGTTGTCGTAGTTCACAGCTTTGACGCTGTACTGCATTGCGTCCTCTGGTGTCTTCTCTGCCAAAAGGAATGCCTGCGCAACAGTGCTGCTCGTTGTCTGATCGATGATCCAATACGTTGTTTTAGCAAACTTCTCAGGGTCTAGTACAACGGGCACAGCAGGCACACGCGCGATAGTTATTGATTGCGATTTGAATACGCCTGCTGAAACTGTGGTGATGTCACCGGCCAACGATGTAATGGCTATGTTGTCTACCGCGAAATCGTAGCGTTGTAAAAATATGGTGTAGCTGTGGCCTTCAATTGCGGTGAGTGGCTGTGACAACGAGAGCGTCAGCCCAGCTTGCCCGGTAAGCTCACCGTCTTGCGTATCCGCACGTGTGTTGTCAGCAACGAGAATGCGGCTTTGTAATACAAGCATCGCCGCTTCCTGTGTCGATTTGAATTCAACAATTGTGTTTTGATAAATCAGTTTGTTGTATAGTCGCCATCCGATAAACCATGCCTGTATGTTGCTGCGTACACCAACGGCTGTAACCTTTTTAGGATTTACTGCGCTTTGATCTGGCGGAAAATGCAGCGTAACCGTTGTGTCAACATCGGGATAATTCGGCGCGAATGGATCAATATAATCAAGATCAATGCCGTCATAGTCGTTTGTCTTCCCGAAGGTGATGGTGCGCGTTTCACTCCCAGGAATCTTGTTCCTATGATTGAAAAGTAATGTGCTGTTGTCGGTTTGGCGCTCAAAAGAAACAGACATCACGCTGCCTCTGCGGAACGCTACGCAACATGTCGCCTGCATCAAATCATTGATTGACTCTTCAAATGAAACCTGTGAGTCATCGAAGGTGTAACCAAACTCAGCTACTACAGACGTACCGAAGTAGCTAACCACCTCGCCAGTGTTGCCAAGCACAGAATAGACTTCAACAATATCAATCTCCGCTAAAGTCCTGTCGCCTATAAATGGGTCAGTCGCTAGATACATGAGTACATCAGCAGCATTCCGCGTTGCAATCGGAGCGCTGGCCGAACCGCTCGCGTATGTTGGCAGCAGCCGTGTGACTTGCATGTTGAGCTTGCGTGATTTGACAGATAGCGCACTCGCAGTTGCATACGTCAATGTCTGTATTGTAGTGACGTTGCCGAAGTGATTTACACCGATAGGTGATACAGCGAATAAATCACGCCACTGCACCTGATCGGCGTTCGTACCGCTCCATGTCTTGTCTGTGTCATTGGTGCGAATAGCGCGTATCTGGCAAACGCCCGCAATCGAACCACCGTCACGTGTGGGCAACTTAGCTTTCAATGTCACGCCGCGTTGATTTTGCAGAACAGCCGAACCGTGCAACGTAATCACGAATTGCAACTCAACGCCTACAGGCTGGTAGTTTGAATCTAGTGCCTGGATTCCGAGTGTGATGCTTGCATCAATCGCGTACTGATTGCCTGTATCGCCGCTGACCTTATATAGACCATTAGGCGCAACGAAGTTTGCCCACACTTCAGTCATGGTGCCAACGTTCAAAATGAACGGACCAACGTGCTTATCTGCATTACCAATAAGTGTTGGGCTTTGGTAATTACTCGCGCCGCCAGTGTACGAGCCAAGTGACGACCATCCGGGTTGTATCGCACTGGGATTCGCGAATGTCAGCTCGTTAGCTGTGACTGCGAGAACTATGTATTGCCCGTCTAAAGGTGCATTCGGTCGGTGACCGCCTGGGTCAACAGCAAGGAAAAATAAAGTGACTTCCTCAGCTACAGCAAAATATGCTGTGAAGTCAATTGTAGAATCGTTCGATTGCAGTGTGCCTGATGCTGTCGCGCGAATGTTGTTATTGCCTATTATGTTCTGATCGTTTGGCGCGCGTAACACCTGACCATTCACCGCATTTGAAGACTGGATATTCACCACAGGCGTGTTGATCGCTGGGCCTATTGAAAGCTGTGGAGCATCGCCAGAATTAGGTGAGGTGTTCGGCCCGTAGATCGCAAACGATGAGCCGTCAATTTCCTGCAACGGCGTTGTATCGTCCTTCACATCCCAAACAATGTTAGGGTTATCAATCGCTGTTGAGAACGTCTTTTCAATTTGGTATTGCCCTTTACCAACACAGCCGTAAAAATGTTCAACCTCCTGATTGTCGATGAACACTTTATACGGCACAGCGATAAGGTCAGGCGTTGAGCGCACGTTGCCCACAATGTCAGGTATACGCTCGTTCGGCCTGTTTTGATTCTGCCTGTCAGACAGTGAATTGTTTGGTGAGGCTTGATTTTGATTTGACGATTTGGTGTTCGGCCTAAGTAGGAACGAGAGTCCGATTGCGACTGCTGCAAGTACAACAGCAACGATGATCGCGATGACTTCAAATCCTTCAGGGTACAACACAACATACAGATTGCCCGTAAGCTTGCCGAGCGCATCAATGTCATGCTCAGTCTTCGGGGTAACGTCACATGACGATGCAAGCGCACGATGATAGATGCGTGCAGTGCTGGGCAGCTTCGGCCATTGGCTCTTTAGAAATGCGTGAATGTCTGCGACGTTCTCAGTTATTTCCCCTGCCTCAAGTTCAAGCGGATTGCGAAAAATCGTTACGGTCGTCACTTGTACCACCTGACTGTTTTGAATGCCCGCATTGCAACACGCAGGGTTTGATACTCTGCCATAGAATTTGAGGGCAAATGCAGGATGCGGCCCAGGTAGTACACGCCGATGTGCGGTTCGTCTTTGGGGCGCTCCATGAACGCAAGACAAGGGCTCTCAGGCTCGTCTAGTCGCGTGAATCGACGTGCGCCCTGGAAGCTGATTTTGCGATGGTCGAATGTGCCACGCAGCCCAGGCATGCGCGGCCTTAGATCGTCGCCAGTGAGATATTGCCATGCTTCCACAGTGAAGTCCCAACAGTTATAGTCACGCGTGGATACGCGGTCTAAGAGCTGATCGATGCTGAGCATTAGAAGCCCCGCAACGGCGTGAACCGCGACAGTGCGTATATCTCGCCTGTCCGACTATTGTTAGTGGATGGCGCGTCTGCGGTGAAGCTCGCACCGTCACCGTTGAAGGCTACGTTACTAACGAAAAAGCGATTCGGCCCGTCCATCACGTTGTTTAGATCATCGCTGCGATACGTGCGATAGATCAGTGTTGGTTTAGTCACAAACGAGCCCGCCACACTGCACCGGTCCATCTCTGTGGGCAGGATCGTACCCAGGTCACCGAATGTGACTTTCATTGATTGTTCTAGGTCGTTATCTGAGCCTGTCGGTGTTATCTGCATCGGGAAATACTCAAAGAACTGTAGCGCGCCATTCTCAAGCCGTGCAGTTACGCCGCTGCTGGCGTTGCGCACAATGTAGTACGTCCGTGTGAAGCTAGGGTGCGATATCTCGCACGTCTCTAGCTGCACAACAGACGAAGGCCCGTTTAGATAAAACTCAGTTAGCGCGCTCATTCGGTTCCCTTACATTTGCGATAAGATCGCAGCTTTTATGCATGGCGCGAGCATCTTGTGTGAGCCTGTAGCTGTTGGATGAATGCCATCGCCGAGCATCGTTGCTGATGTCAGCGAATTGACAATACCAACAGCGCCCAGGTCAACGAACGGTACGCCGTATGCGGCGCAGACGGCTTTGATTGCTGTAACAACGATGGGATAGTTTGTCGTATTCAGCCCGGTATTCTTATACGGAATAACCCATACAAGCCGAATGGACGGCTTTGCAACTAGGAAGCCCTCAATCGCTGCCCTGAGATACCCGTAGTA